ACTGGTGGCATAAGATGGCCGTCAAGGAAAAGATGACCGGCCAGTACGCTTGGAAGTTTTGGCAGCAGCCTGGTGGTGTGATCGAGGTCGATCCTGAACACCTGCCCGACAATCCCGAGGCCAACGACCATATATTCGCTGCCGGCAAGTGGTGGAAGGTCAACCCAAAGGCAGAGAACGTCAACAACCTGCCCGGCGGCTACTACCAACAGATGCTGCTGGGTAAGAACTTGGATTGGATCAAGTGCTACGCAGGCGGTCTGTACACCTACGTCCAAGAAGGCAGACCCGTCTGGCCTGAATATGACGATTCAACCATGTCGGGTGAAACCGAACTGTCGCTTGATGTGCCGATTCAGGTCGGACTCGACTTCGGATTGACCCCAGCTGCCACTATTGGCCAGCGTTTACCCAATGGCCGCTGGGTGATCCACCATGAAATCGTGACGTTTGACATGGGTTTGGAGCGATTCGGTATGCAACTGCTGGCCGAGCTCAATGCGCGGTATCCACAGCACCAGGTCATGATCTGGGGCGACCCTGCCGGTATGGCGCGTGATGCCATCTATGAGGTGACTGCCTTTGATTTCCTGCGCACACTGGGGCTAAAGGCTCAACCCACTGCCAGCAACGACTTCAAGGTGCGCCGAGAAGCCTCCGCAGCGCCCATGCAGCGCCTAATCGACGGCAAGCCAGGGCTGATTGTCAACCGCAACTGCAAGCTACTGCGCAAAGCTCTAGCCGGTGGCTACCACTTCAAGCGCGTGGCCGTCGGCGCAGGGCAAGAGCGGTTCCGCGATGCGCCTAACAAGAACGAGCACTCGCACATTGGCGACTCATTTGGGTATCTAATGCTCGGTGGCGGCGAATATAACCGCATGACAAGAGTTCACAACTTGGGCGGCAAGGCACCCGGCCTGACGGTAGCGAAGATGGACTTCGATATTTTTGCATAAGGTATATCTGCAATATAGCTTTATGGTTGCAACCTTTTGAAAACCCAATAGAATCAACGTAATTCTGTAAATAGGGGGTGATTGTGGCTAATCCTTTAATTGCTTTAGCAATCCTTGCTGGGTCTGCATATCAAGGATATGAGGCAAACAAAGCGCGTCGATCTGCTGAACGTCAGCAGGCTGAAGCATTATGGCAGCAAGCCGCTGATGCAGCTGCAATGCGTTTAGAAATGTCGCGGCAGACTGCTGAGTACGCCAAGCAGGGCGCGTCGCTTGAGCAGCAAGCGCAAACTGCTAGAGAGCAGTTCCAAAAGCAGCAGCTCCAGTACCAAGAGAACAAACTGGAGATGGAAAAGAAATCCAAGGAAGTGCAGGAAGCTGCTGATGAAGAGCGTCGCAAGGCTGCAACATCCGAGGCTTCTGCGCTGAAGGCTCGCACCCGTGGTGGCCGCAGAGCGCTGTTGTCGCAGGAGCGTCTAACGCCAGAGCTGGGCATCACATCGGCTGAGTTTTCACCAGGGATGAGGTTGCAATAATGGCAGAGACACTCTATCAAAAGCGCACGAAGGTGCGCAGGATGTCAGATATTGAACGTCTGGCTTCTCAATATAAAAAAAATGTCGAAGCAATGACCGGCGAGTATCAGCAATCATTTGGTGAATTTGAGGCTAATCGCGTTAAAGCGATGGAACCTTATAACCTTGCGATGGAGCAATACAAAACCCAGTTTGCTGATTATGAGAAGCAAGCGGCTGGCTACCGTGAAAGATTGGGTGCGTATCAGAAAGCCATTGAGGATTTCCCAACATCAGCAGGCGAGAAGGTCAACGCGCCGGTTTACAACTCCAAGGCTGGAAAGATGTATCAAATTGGAGGAACGTCTTATCTTGCAAGTGATTTGCCAGTTAATTATTTTCTAGCAGACGTGATGGGCGAAGTGCCTGAGATGACAACAGTGGGCGTTGGCCGTGGCGCTAGACAAGTCGCAACTGGAAAGATGACTACCAAAGTTGTCGGCCAAGAGGTGCGCAAAAGAACACCACCAGGAAAATTTACTGAAAAGGCACCAGAAGCACCAACAGCGCCAACTATGCCAGAGCTCGCAGAGTTTGACAGCTCAAGTCTTGCTGCAAGGCGCGGTGAGCTTGAAGCAACATTCAAACGCGAAGTAGGTGAGCGCAAGGCTGCACGCTTGGGCGCTGTTAGCCGACGCGCAACCCGACCAATGCTACAGGAGACTTGACCATGCCAGGACATTACGACAAAGAAGACAAGATGAAGAGCAAGGTTTCCAAAGTCATGCGCGAGTACAAGGCAGGCAAACTGAAATCTTCCAGCGGTGACAAGGTAAAGTCACGCGACCAGGCTGTTGCGATTGCGTTGTCTGAAGCTGGCATGTCCAAGAAAGGCAAGTGATGAAAGAGGTATGGGATAAGCCAAGGCCAAAGGGTCTAGGCAAGCCACAGAAGTTATCCGAATCGGAGAAGCGCAGCGCGATGCGTCGAGCGCAGAAGGCAGGCCGACCCTATCCCAACCTGATCGACAACATGATCGCAGCGAAAGGCAGCAAATGAAGATCGAAATCTCTATTGAAAAAGAATACGAAGACAAAGAGGGTATGGTCGAGCTGTCGAAGCTGCCACCGGCTTTGCGTAAAAAAATTGCGCAGTACATGTCCACCAAAAAGCCAGAGAAGCCAATGCGCGGTTTGAAGGAAATGATGGACGAGGCTGAACTCGAAGACGAAGAGGAAGATTAATCATGGCTTACAAAGAGCCGCTGGGCGGCATGAGGTTAAAGCCTGAAGAAATCATCAAACGGCAAGCTGCAGCTCAGACTAAAAAGGATGAGTTTCAGCAGCTGTACCAGGATGCCTACGAGTTTGCCTTGCCACAGCGACAGCTCTACGGTGTGTGGGAAGGTGGCGCGACCGGCAGCAAGAAGATGGCGCGGGTGTTTGACTCGACTGCTATCAACTCGACCCAACGCTTTGCCAACCGTCTGCAGTCTGTGGTGTTCCCACCGCAGCGCAAATGGTGCAGGCTTGAGCCAGGCCCGTCGATCCCGACAGAGCGCCGCCAACAACTGCAGGCAGTGCTGGATGTCTACAGCGACCAGATGTTTGCTGTACTGAAGCAATCCAACTTTGACATTGCTATCGGTGAATTCCTGCTGGATCTAGCAGTCGGCACGGCTTGCATGATGGTGCAGCCGGGTGACGATGTTGCGCCAATCAACTTTGTGCCTGTGCCGCTGTTTCTGGTCAGTTACGAGGAAGGCGCGAACGGCCAAGTGGATAACGTCTATCGCCGGATGCGCATGAAGGCTGAGTCGATCCAGCGCCAGTGGCCAGACGCGAAGATACCGGACACGCTGCAGCGCTTGATTGAGCAAAAGCCTACCGACGATGTCGAACTGCTGGAAGCGACAATCTTTGATGCCAAGCGCGGCGACTACTGCTACCACGTTATCTGGAAGGAAGGCAAAGACGAGCTGGTCTATCGCCGTCGCAAGACTTCGCCCTGGGTGATTTCGCGGTATATGAAGGTCGCAGGCGAGATCTATGGCCGCGGCCCGTTGATGACTGCGCTGCCAGACATCAAGACGCTGAACAAAACCAAGGAGCTGCTGCTAAAGAATGCCTCACTGGCGGTGGCTGGTGTGTACACAGCGGCAGACGATGGCGTGCTGAACCCGAATACGGTCAAGCTGGTGCCTGGTGCGATTATCCCTGTGGCTCGCAATGGCGGCCCACAAGGCCCAGCACTGCAGGCGCTGCCCCGCTCGGGTGACTTCAACGTGTCGCAGCTGGTGATCAACGACCTGGTGGCCAACATCAAGCGCATTCTGCTGGATGAGTCACTGCCGCCGGACAACATGTCGGCACGGTCGGCCACCGAGATTGTCGAGCGGATGAAGGAACTAGCGCAGAATCTAGGCTCGGCATTTGGTCGCCTCATCAACGAGACAATGATCCCGCTGGTGGCCAAGATCCTTGAGGTGATGGACGAGCGCGGCCTGATCGACATGCCTCTGCGCATCAACGGCCTCGAGGCCAAGGTGGTGCCGGTGGCACCGCTGGCGATGGCGCAGAATATGGAAGAGGTCAACGCCATCATCCAGTACACTCAGCTGATGCAAGGCTTTGGCACCGATGGCGCATTGGCAATCAAGACTGATGCCGTGGTCGATTACATTGGCGACAAGCTGGGCGTGCCAGCATCTGTGCGCAATACGGCAGCAGAGCGTGCGGTACTGATGGAAACCATGCAACAGCAGCAGCAAGAGGCTGCAATGGCGCAGGCAATGGCCATGCAGGCGCAAGCTGGGGCAGCGCCTGGAGCACCAACACCAGAGGAGATGATGTAATGGCAGATTGGATAAATCAATATGAATCTGCAACAAAACAGCAGTGGGAGCCAACGAAGTTAAACGCCGCCGAAGAAGAGAAGTTTTTGAATTGGTTTCAAAGTACAAAACTTTTTAATTCTTTTAAAGAGCAAGTTGCCTCTGAAAATGAAATCCAGGTTGATAAAGTCGATAACCAGCGGCTAACCGCAATGTTGCTCAATAGCAAAGACTATGATTATCGAGGCGC